ACTGTACTATCTAAAACGTCTACACTATGCGGTAAAGAACTCCAGAAATGTTGTGGTCCGAATATGATACCCGGGCCTGGCGTAGTCAACGACGCCCAAGAGCTGTCTGTATTGCATTGGGGGTTTGTGCCTGAGACGCACGCTAAGAGGCAAGGGTTCTTCAAGTACGTAAAATCAGCGTTGTTGTGAAGATTTTCTGTGAAAAAAAATCAGTTTTTCAGTCATCAGTTGTAAGAGAAAAGGGCATTTAAAAGGTTTTTATATTGATATAATTAAGTCAGTTGATGGGCCCAAAAAATCAGTCATTTAAACACGTATGCAAGACTTGTGGGTATTCTACGAACAGGTTGTCCAACTTCAAAGACCACCTCAATCGTAAAAATCCCTGTAAGCCGAAGGAAGATGAGAGCATGTTAGATACATGTAGCCCAATTGTAGCCCAAAAGGCTACAAATCCAGGCCGATCGAAGGTCCACGTAGCCCTATTGTAGCCCCAACATCACTGATAACGCCATGAATGCGCTCATGGGAGAATTAAAACATATCTCAACATAAAAAATGGGATTGTTTGATATTGACTATGATAATATCATTGTCAAAAAGGATATTGTTATGGGCCGAGTATTGTGTACGATTGATAATTTCTATAAATACCCAAAATTAGTTTCTGCGCATTACTCTGCATTAAAAAAAAGGATTGGACTCAAACTTGATAATAGTAATTATCCAGGGAAAAGATTTGAATTAGATGAGGCATTCGACCATAGAATTTTAGAAGCTCACTTAAAAGATGTAAAAGCACTATTAAAATCGCACGGATACAATCGTATTATGGATAAATTTACAAATGATCACCAAGTGGGCCAAGTGGGCAAAATTTCTTTTTCAAAATTTGATCCTGCTGTGAAGAAAAAGTTGAACTTTGAAAGGCTTTTATTAGATAAAGGCGACACGAGGCGTATCGATCCTCCGTCATACCATGAGAGCGATGAAGGCGCAGAAGATGATAATGATGCTGATCCTGATACTGCCGTCGATTGTAATTATAATCCTCACACCGATGCTGAACCAAGCGCGAATAGGGACAATATTTTAGCATGTGTATGCTACCTATCCGAAGATATACACGGCGGGACAGGTATTTATTATAACAAAGCATTGCAGACATGCTCAACTGACGTGAATTTCTGGAATGAATTAAAGTATTTGTTACTTGAAAAAATAAAAGAACTTGAAGGTGTTGTTTCCATTGATGAGAGGAATAAGCAGATCAGAGAACTGTATACAAGTCATCATAGGAAGTTGTGGCCAAGACGCGAAGCTGATGGACCTTTAAACGACTCAGATGAGCATTTTGACTTGCTCCATTTATTTCCGATGAAGTTCAATCGATTGGTAGTTTATGAAGGAGACTTATTACATTGCCTGTACTACAAAGACATCGGCTTTTATGATAAACACGAACGACTCACGACAAACTATTTTCTGCCCTATGAATGGACCGAAGGATCGAATGAATACCCAATGTCTGATAGCGATGAGAGAATAGTAGTCAGGACTATCTATATGTCGTGCTTAGGCGTAGGGCAACTATATGGAAACATGTGAAAAAGTTTCAAAAAAAAGTTTCAAAAAAGTTTCAAAAAATATTTTTTATAGAAGTTTGAAAAGTTTTCTAGTCCATGCAAAAATGGCTGCACACAGGCTGGTCGATTCTCGCATCGCTAAAAGTCCTGGCAGACAATTTTTCTACGGGAAACACAAGTCGCTTTTCGAAGATATTGTGTGTCGTCTCAATAAATGCAACTTCAAAAAAATGGCAGATGTGGGATATCTCGAGCTTGATGACACGGCGGTCCTGGAAGATATTGATGCTGCAGATGGTGAAGCTTATATTAGGTGGACGCACGACGCATGGGCAGATTTTATCAGAATGATGCACGGTCCAGTGCGGAAACGGCCTTTGATACGTATTCATAATGGCGGTGTAGAATCAATCGCTAATCTAACGGGTGATATGCGAGGCACGCAGATGCGCGCAAAAGCACATCTTATATTTCACTATTGTCCTCTAGAGTGGTCCGAGTCTGTGTTTCGTTGGAAGGTGTCCCTGAAACCTACAACGTTATCGAGGCCGCAGTCTTCACGGCGCTATTTCGATTCTAGTGAGGTTCTTCGTCATCTTCATACGTTTCTGAATCAATTTTTGGCAACAATTGCATCTTTATCGACATAGACGCTAGTTCTTTCTTTAAAAGTTGAAATGCTTGAGGCACTTCGTATCTGTTATTTTCCATTATAAATTTGTTTTGATCATAGGATCTGAAGAATTTTCTTTCTTGGTTGGAAATGATTTCATCACCATCCTCATCTGCATGAATAGCACTCTTTTTGATGATATTTCCCGCAGACACAATTCCATCGGAGCGATCCATCATCGATTCTTTCATGAAAGCCGATAATCCATGACTAGCAATAGCGTTTGTCTCCATCTCACCTATCCGAAGTCCTCCATTGTTTGCACGGCCTTTAACAGGTTGTCTTGTCAAAAAGTCTATGGCACCACCTCTACCACGATAGTTAATTTTGTCTTCAACCATGTGTTTAAGCCTATAATAATATGTGGGTCCAATGAATATTTCAGTCTTCATCTGCTCGCCGGTGCGTGCATTGTACATAATCTCATTTGAATATCGATCGTATCCATTGTTTTCTAAATGTTGGAAGTACGCCTCGTTTTCATCGCGCGGCTCAAATGGAGACGCTAAAACTTGTTTTCCAATACTGCAAGCGGCTCTGCTAAGAATACATTCTAAGAGCTGACCTATCGTCATGCGACTAGGTATTGCATGAGGGTTAATTATTATATCCGGTACGAGCCCGTCCTTTGTGAAGGGCATGTCCACTTGAGGAAGAATGAAACCAATTACCCCCTTCTGACCGTGCATGGAAGCTAGCTTGTCCCCTAGAACAGGACGTCTATTTTTTCGTAGTCTAATTTTTACATGCTTATCCCCGCCTTTATCGTATAAATGTATATCATCAACTATTCCGGTTTTAGTTTTATCCGATTTCAATGTCCGATCTGTGACTTTTGTCTGGATGCTACTTTCATATAAAATGTTTTGTTTGTCACTATATAGGGACTCCTTTTGTTCTACTTTACCGAGAAGAGCCTCTCCCTCCTTTACGTATTTATTAATCTTAGGTAATCCATTGCTGTCAAGCGTGTCATGATTACCAACGTTTTTGAACTTCACCGTCAAGCTGTCTACATCTCCTGTAGATATTTCTGAATCGATCACTGATTTAAAGTATGAAACATTGAACATTCCTCGATCAACAGAATCTTTGTTTATTATGATCGAGTCCTCTTGATTGTAACCAGTGTATGTAGCGATGGCCACGATTAGATTTTCTCCATTTGGCAACTTGTTCTTGTTAACATATTCCGATATTCGAGTCGAAACCAAGTTCTTTTGAGGATAATGAAGAATATATCCCATCGTATCTATTCTCGAGTTGAAATTTGTCGCATATACTCCAACAGCCTGTTTGCCTTGTTGCCCGGAGAACACAACACGGGGACCTTGATTATGGTTCACAAATGGTATTGTATTTGTATACAAGCTTAAAGAGAGGCTAGGATGAATCTCACAATGCGTGTAATTCTTGTTTGATGTCAATTGTTCTGGCTTCATCGCAATCAACAGGTGGTTGGACTCTTCCAGTTCTACATACTCGATGTATTTTCCTAAGAAGTCTTTTCCATACCAATCAGAAATTTTCGTCAAATCTTTAATCTCTTCCACCGCGCTGGCCAAATACAATGGTCGAATGCACCTTCCAGCATCTGTGTTGATGTGATACTGTCTCGAAGCTACATCGAGTATGAGGGTAACTTGATAATCAATAACGTGTATTTTTTTTTTATTGGTCAATATTTTGTGTAATTCAAATGGAGTCCTGTGAACACCTATAATGTTATGATTCAAATATACCATATAATGGTCATGAAGCATAGAGTTGTTAATGTCCTCTATGTTTTTGAAATCGACGTCTTGTTCCAATACTTCTATTATATTTTCTGCAGATTGCTCTTTGGTTATTTCACATGATGCAGACATGTGCTTTATTAACCCGACATTCCCGCCATCTGGAGACTCAAAAGGACACAGGTATCCAAACTGTTCTGAACCTAACCGATGAGGGCCAACTATCTTCAGAGCAGAGTCGACTGGAGTCATCACCCTCCGCACATGTGATACATAACCCATGTAAGATAATCTATTCAAATCTTGCACAATACCATCTTTACTCGAATCATTAAGCATTCCCCAATTGCCTTTAAAGGAAGCTCTGAATCCTTCATCTATATATCTGGAGGAAAACACATATTTTTCTTCATTTCGAAATATAAATCTTTGATTATCATCAATATCGCCCTTTAGCTGCAACTTCCTGATTACTGAATTTCTGAACCTATTGTACTGATCTCTGAAAACTTCGGACATAAGTACACCGCAGACATCTACGCGCTTGTGCCTAAAACTGTCGCGATTTGTGACTGGGAGAAGTCCAACCTCTGTCTTGATCATAGTATTGACAAGTCTACCTAATAAGATAGCTTTCGTTTTATACGACTTCATGTTTGGAATAAAATCATCATACAGAACACTCTTCACATATTCGTGCTTATTTTTAAATGCCGACTTAATTCCGGATGAATTACTCAAGATGTCCAAAGCTTGTTTCTGTGTATAAACTTCAGAAGCTACAGCCATTTTTCTTACGTGTTCGATACATTTGTCATTATCTCTCTCGCTACTATTCAGTATCAAGTCTACGATATCATGATCGGATTCGATCCCCAACGCTCTAAATACTGTGAATACTGGAAAGCTGTCTTCTGTAGACAAGCTTTTTATATTTACTACCAAATGTTTACGAATCGTCTTCTCTTTCATTGTTGCCGCGCGCCGCAAAAGTGCGTTTGATTCGTCCATTTCTTCATTAGCTTCAGCTTCATATTTTTGTCTACTGTCACCCCGCATGATCATCATTGATAAAACTTTTGGAAATCCTGCCTCCGCAACAGAGCGACATTCACCCTTCAAAACATAATCCGCATCATCTGACGAAGGATAAGAGGTGAACAGTTTGTTGGGTATCATGCGCTCTCGGGATATCAGAACTTTCTCCTTTCCATCGACGATGAAATATCCACCTTGATCATATTGACATTCTCCAATATCATTTAGAGCTTCAGATGATTTATCACGTAGATAACAGGCTGAACTATGTAACATCGTGGGAATCGATCCGAGTCGTATTCTTTCGTATGTCTCGGTTTTATAAGTCCCCCCTTTCTTTTTTTTTATTAAATCAATATTAGCATATATATCAACTTTATAAGTGAGGTTCTCGGTACGGCACATTGCAGGTGGCACTGGTTTGCCATCAGCACCGCACGATTTCTCATACTCAATACTGTTGACATTTAATTCAATTCCTTCTGATACCACGATGGGATTTAAATCTTGAATGGCAGAAGGAACATAATCGAATAGAAAGTTATCGTACGAATCTATTTGATGCTTCGATATGAACTGTTTATCCCTTCCAAAGTAAGATTTTATAACAGCGTCTTGTCTCATTACGCCAAAACTTACATTTTATTCACATTTTATTCGTGGCTCGGGGGACGCTGCACTGGTAGAAAAATATTCCTGTTAATTAAGAGTACATGGCTGTAAAATTGTATAAAAACCGTAATGTTGGAGAATTCCAATCAATACCATTGAAACTAGTAGACGAATCCAAAGTGTTAGACAGTTTCTACATCGCGTTGAATTTCAAAAAGTTAAAGAACAAGCATGTTGCAGATGTTCGCAAATCAAAGCATTACACCTCGACTTTGTTGGCATGGGAGAAAAAACTAGAAGGAGTTGACATGTCAGACCTCAACATCGTATCTCAAAAGTTAGGATATGACGTTGAGGTATTCAACCCGTTATCCGCAAATTCGCAATCCCTATTTTCTGGAGGAGGACGCTCTAAGCGCACTGCTCAACTGCTCAAAGTCAAGGCGGGTGTGTACAAGCCTATGATAGCCGGAGCGGTTACTCGAAGACAAGCTGTACTAGCAAATGAAAGTCCACATGATCGGTTCATGAGAATCCTTGTTGACGATCGTAATGCGGGCCCAGAGCAAGTAAAGGAAGTCGTGTTCGACGACAGAGTGCAAATTAAAACATGGAACATGCTTTTGAAAGATGATATGAAACTGCCCGCCGATACCCTGATAATCCGAAAAGCGAAGATCGATTTGGATTCCGAAGGAAAGATTCCAGACGCGACTTTGAACGATATTCGCAAATGCGGTTTGGCGAGTAATTATGAAGACATCACCATAAACGGTCACACCTACAAAGACTTTCCAATGTGTCCGATTGGCATGGAAGGCGTTGGATACATTGATGATGAATCAGCTCCCTGGGCGGGCGAGTATTATTATTACGCCAACCCCAACACAAATCCTCCGAACCAAAGACAATGTTACCTGATAAGCTCAATTGATAAGTGGAGAAGTGGGAAAGGTATATTTGAGGATCCTCTCACTAAGATGAAAGTCGTGATGCTGGAGTGGCTGATCGATAAGGCCAGCCATTCATTCGCCAGCTTGGACTACTTAGATTACTACGTAGAAGGATTCGATGGTTTAGGGACGTTCCCAGATGATGATGTGGGGTTCTACAATTACGACGATAACATTGGACTTGGCGATTACTCTGAAGACGAACAATTAATTAACGCCATTCGATCTGAAGACATTGAAAGAGTGCGAGCCTTGATCGAGGCGGGAGCTGACGTGAACGCCAAGGATAACGATGGCTGGACGCCTCTTCACTGGAGCGCTAAAAATCACCCGGTGGTCGCGCGAGCCCTGATCGATGCGGGAGCTGACGTGAATGCCAAGGATAACGATGGCAATACCCCTCTTCACTTTAGCTCTAAGGAAGGACACCCGGAGGTCGCGCGAGCCCTGATCGATAAGGGAGCTGACGTGAATGCCAAGGATAACGATGGCAATACCCCTCTTCACTTTAGCTCTAAGGAAGGACACCCGGAGGTCGCGCGAGCCCTGATCGATAAGGGAGCTGACGTGAATGCCAAGGATAACAATGGCTGGACCTCTCTTCACTGGAGCGTTGATGAAGGACACCTGGAGGTCGCGCGAGCCCTGATCGATAAGGGAGCTGACGTGAATGCCAAGGATAACAATGGCTGGACCTCTCTTCACTGGAGCGCTGTGAATGGACACCTGGAGGTCGTGCGAGCCTTGATCGATGCGGGAGCTGACGTGAATGCCATGGATAACAATGGCTGGACCCCTCTTCACTACAGCGCTCAGAAGGGACACCTGGAGGTCGTGCGAGCCTTGATCGAGGCGGGAGCTGACGTGAACGCCAAGACGGACAGGGGCGCGACTCCTCTTCACTGGACCCCACTTCACTTGAGCGCTAAGAAAGGACACCTGGAGATCGCGCAAGCCTTGATCGAGGCGGGAGCTGATTTGAACGCCAAGGATCACACAGGCTCGACTCCTCTTCACAACAGCGCTGATTATGGACACCTGGAGGTCGCGCGGTTATTGATCGACAATGGAGCGGATTTAAATGTGAGAAACCGAGGCTCGAGGACCCCTCTTCACAACAGCGCTGATTATGGACACCTGGAGGTCGCGCGGTTATTGATCGACAATGGAGCGGATTTAAATGTGAGAAATAACCGAGATCAAACTCCGTTGGACTTGCATCCGAGGCTGGGGGATATAATAGATAATCAACGAAACGTCCGTAGGCGAATCGGTGGGCATCGAATCGGTGGGGCTAGGCCGGTACTTAGCAGAAAGAGGTACTTAGCAGAAAGACTAGCAAATGAAA